AGTTACAACTGAGGTTTGTTATGACAAAAGAAATTGAAAGTGAACAGTTAAAAATGATGCTGGACATGATTGAAGATTTGGGCATGGAGGACAAGTACAAGGATAGATTCATCGAAATTCTAGGGGCTGCTGTCGCCAATCATTCTGGGTTTGCGCGAAAAGAATTAGGTGTACTTTTAGGTGAGTTAAATAATGAGTACGAAACATTGAAGCTACACCAAGAGTTAGAAAAAGAACCGCCTGATGAAGAACAATTAGGGTTGCTTAATCCTACATTTGATGTAGACTAACTGTGTGTTTACCTTGTAGGGTTCACACTTCCTCAGGGATTGGATTGCCGTCTAGTCTCTTAATCGTTCGACCCGCCTAACTCGCGGTAGCTTACCCAAGCTTTTAGCCTCACTATGTGGGGCTTTTTTTTGCTATAATGTAAGCAACTGGGAGAGACAAATGAAAGGTTTATACGCCAACATACACGCTAAACGTAAGCGCATTGCAGCAGGTTCTAAAGAGAAGATGCGTAAGCCTGGAACCAAAGGCGCACCTACAGCCAAGGCATTCAAGCGATCTAAGAAGACCAGCTTACTAAGTCAGTAACACCACGCTACTGGCACGCTTTCCCTAGTATCTAAATGTACAAAGTTCTTATGCAGCCCTATACCAGTAAATCCCATCGCTGGTGCTTTCTCAATGATGGCAAAGGCTTCTGCTCCGTTGTTAACCTTGATGTCGCAGGCAATCCCTTGGGCATGAGTTCCAGGATTTTTCTTGGCTGCTTCAATGCTATGGGTCTTATCCCTATAACCACTGGTGATAATGAACGGGAAGCCACAGACATGCCTAAGTTCGTCAAGCCGCCACAGGAATACATCTGACATTTCATTGTTCCCGGTCTCCTGACAGTCAAAGTCTGATAGTTTAAAGTATCTCATTTCTCTCTTTGTACACCTTTGGTCTTCTCAACTGTACGCATAGCACCTAGTCCGAGCATACCCATTAGAACAGTAGTCAGCAGGGAGCTATCGACAGGAGGTACAGTGTACCAGATACCCAAGATAGGAGATAAGATAGTAGAATACATTAAGGCGAATCCGCATATCCAACCGATAGCCGGGCGCCAGCCAGCAACAAACATGTTCTTGTGTGCAGCCTCTACCTTGTTAACTTCCAACTGGCCCTTGGCTAACTCTTGAGCATGGCGTTCTGCCATCGTACTGATCTCGTGAGACAGCTTGGCCTTAACATCTTTGTCTAATATGAACTTGTCTAGCAGGTTAGAAACTGGGCCTATCAATGCTTGCAACATATTATTGTATCCACTTAGCTACGGCAAATATGGAGATGATCATGGGGTACATCATCCATAACATGCGCTCTAGTTTATTAAATCTTTGTGCGCCATCATCAAGCCTACGTTCGATGTTGGAATAGCGTTCAGCACACAGAGTTTCATGGGCTTCCATGCGGGTGATCGTGTCTTCTGCCATATTAGAATCCATAGTAGTAGGCTGCGGCAAACGCTGCTAACAAGAGCAGGCCACCGCATATGTTTTTAATAATATCTTCATGCTTAGATTGAAGCCGGAGTTTAGCTAGTCTTTCTTTCTCTAGCTTATCCTTATGATCCATAAGAGAACGGTGCTGTATAGCCAGCATGTCACGCCAAACCTCACGGGGAGTGATTTTCTTTAGCGCCTTCTCTTCTTCACGAATAGCATTCTTAGCCCAGGCCAACTCAAGTGCTTCTTTTTGAGTTAGTAAATGATCACCAGCTTTAGCAGCTTGCTCGATAGTTTCTACTGCCGCTTTAGATTCTGTAAGCGTAGAGAAAATACCAGCAATGTCAGACAGGTGACTACCAGATTCCTTAACAGTTTTAATACCTGCGTTAAGAGTCTTTAAGGCACCTACTACCATAGTGATCTCGGCAATCATTTACGCGACCTCAACCCAAGATGTTGTGTCTTCATCCCATGTATGCACTCCATCAGCGGGATAAGAAACAGGAGCTTCCCAGACACCTGTAGTCCTGTCTAATATCCAACTGGTGAAAAATTGCTGACTATAAAAAAAGTCATCTGTTGCATCATAATTATAACCAACTCCTGCAAAATTCTTTCGCAATGCTGTGCCACCATCTGGCTCTCCATCTTCTCCATAATGGATGTTTTTGTGCGTGTTATAAGACGTTTGAATCCATGAGCCTTCGATACTATCAATAAAGTCTTGTTCTGCAACAATAACTTGCTCAACAATACCTTCTACTACTTTAGCAAAATGTGCCATATGGCCTCCAATTTAAGATGACAGGGCAAAAGTGCCAGAAGAAGTAAAGTAGTGGTATGTGTACCCACCAGCAGTAGATACAGTTCCACCCGTAGCTGAACCATCTAGCTCACTTGTGACGTAGCGTATGATTACCGCTCCCGCTCCTCCTGACCCACCGACATCATCGCCACCACTGGTATTGTTTGTGCCACCGCCACCGCCATGTCCACCAGCAGGGCCAGCAGTTGCAGAGGCAAGAAAGCTTCCGTCTTTATTTACTGCGCCTGATCCAAGGCTTGAGGTAACACCTTCAGAGGGGTTTGTATCGATGTTATTATTTGAGACAAAAGTACCTTGAGAACCGCCGCCTCCGTGACCGAATTGATTGTAGGTTCCAAAGTTTAAGCTTTTCCAGTTTGTCCCTTCACCTCCATTTCCACCACGAATTGCAGTAGCATTTCCTCCATCGCCAGAAGAACCACCACCACCACCACCAGCGGCTATGTAGTTGGCTCCACCCTGTCCGTCACCACCATCACCACCAATAGAACCTGTGCCTCCAGTAAATGAAACGCCAAAAAACTCGCCTCCCGCGCCTCCCCCAACGTAACCATTTACGTTACCATTTTGGTAAGCGCCTCCTTTACCGCCTCGCCCGTATAAAGTCCCTATACCAGTGCCAGCAATACTTGAATCTCCACCAGTGCCGCCGTTGGCTGTGCCAATGCTGTTCGCCCCGCCCGCTCCAATAGTCACAGTGTAATTATTGTCATACTGAACTGTTTCACCATCAAAAGAAGAGACAGCACCACCCGCTCCTCCACCAGCGTAAGTTGTACCTCCCGCTCCACCACCACCAGCGGCCATAATATCAAGTGACAATACGGCTGCAACCGCAATGCTGTATGGTTGCTCTGCAAACAAACCTTTATTGTCAGTTACTCTAACAACAACAGACTCAGAACCTGCGCTAGAGGGTGTCCATTGAATTAAACCAGACCCACTAATAGTCATGCCAGTAGGATTAGTAGGTAAAGAATAGATTAGTGACCCACCTTCAGGGTCATTAGCCTGCACTTGATATTGATACGCCACTGTCTGAGTGCCAGTAGTAACAGGGCTGCTAGTAATAACAGGAGCCAAATTAACTGCAACCGTAATTGTGTAAGCCTGATCTGTAAATTTACTTTTATCGTCAGTTACTCTTACAATGACGGCTTCAGAACCTGCGCTAGAAGGATTCCACTGAACTAGACCAGACCCGCTGATAGTCATACCACTAGGCTTAGTAGGCAGCGAATAGCTCAATGACCCGCCTTCAGGATCAGTAGCTTGAACCTGATAAGAATAGGCAACGCCATCGGTTGCATTGGTAACAGGACTGCTAGTAATAACAGGAGCCAAATTACCTGGCCCAGCCCCTACGGTTTTACCAAGGAATTTAAGACTTACGCCAACGCCAATCATTTACAGCACCAATGCGTGTATGCCAGTGGCAGTAGTGCCTGTAGATTTAACTCTTGATATTGAGCATACCAAATAGAAATTATCTGGGACGGTTACAGTTCTTTGCGTTCCATCTTTGTTAAGGAAGGTCACTGCCCCTGCCACTGTAATGTAAAGGCCGATAGCAATGTTATCAGCGCCTACGTTGTCTGCACCGTCATTAGGAGTGACAGGAACCATGTCATATACACTACCGTTTAACTGACCGCTTACACCTTGGAATGGATTACCCATTTTGGAACCTCAAAATTAATTAGTTAAATTATTTAGCAACCCAGCCAGTAGAACTTGTGCCAGATTCTTTAATGTACAAAGTAGTATTTGAACCACCATTGTTTCTATACCAAACAGAACCTATGCCAGCAATTCGTGCGCCTTCTGGTGTGCCTGCTCCAGAACCTTCGTAGTGGACAGGGTAAGTAGTCTGATCAAGTTGCGCTTGATTGTCAGTACGGAAGTTGTCTTTGACAAGACCAGTAGAAGGGATAGTCTCTGTAAGCGACTGTGAAATCCACCAACCTTTGTAACTTGTGCCTACAACATTGGTAACAGTAATGCCCTGCGTCTGATAGAAAGACACAACACCGCGAGATGATGCGCTATCTCCTGAACCTTTAGTGTCATAGGTTTTGACGTTATCAATACAAACATTACGCGAGTTTGTAGAAAAAACAGCAGACTGATATGTCTCATAGAACATAGAGTTATGTACTGTAATGCCCCTTGAGTCTTCAATACCAACACCGTTACGCTTGGCAGTCCTTACAGTAGCATTGTTGATTACTACATTACCCGCCTCATACATCTGAATACCATCTAGCTCAGACGTGTCAGATATAACGTTGCTTAAGTGGATATCGTGGGTGCAGTACTTAACAAGAGGAGTACCGCCAGAACTACCAACAGTAGCATCTTCTGAAATGTACTTAATAATATTACCGCTAACACTGTAGACAGGGAACGATCCGTTAAAGCCAGCAACACTAGCGCCAGACATATTGATCCAGCCATCAGCAGTAAACAATGTGCCTGATATCGGCGTACCCATGTCTACCGTAACCATTCTTACAGTAACGTTAGATGTACCTGTAGGTGCTACGTTAATAACTTCATCAGCAGCAGTTGCAGTTGCCCCAGTAAACGAAGTAGTATTCTCTGCTCTAAAGCCATAACCGCAGTTGATTGCAATACAGTTAGTGAGGTTAGTGTTTCTTTGTGGAGCGTGAAGTCTAAAGCCCATGTTGGAACAATCTTTAGCGGTGCAGTTAGTAAGCTGTGCGCCTGTGTTATAAGCTAAAGCAAAGCCATTACCAAAGTTGTTGCCGTCTGCACGACAGTTAGACATAGCTAGTTCAGGAGCTAGACAATACCACCCGTTGTCATACGTCCAGTTAAATGCGTTACAAGAATCAGCAACAACCTGAAACCCGCCAACGTAGAAACAAGTAGCTGATGTGTTGACTGAACATCCGCGCATGTAAGTGTAAGCAGAGGTTACTAAGATTCCTCGTGGCGTACCAGAGTTACCATCGACAGACCAAGATGTAGCGTTATAAACAGTACAATCAAAGATGGAATTTTGTAACTGAAAATTAAAACCAGCACGAGTATCAGCAATAACGAACCCAGACCAACCGTCTTTAAAGTAACAATCTCTAATGCGTGAGCGAGAAGCGTACTGTAAGTAAACACCACCAATACCTTTGTTAGTGCTAGTAGCAGAACCATCAGCAACAGGTGTTACACGATTGCCATGAAACGCAATGTTCTCAATATGCATCGAGTCATTACCAGCAGAGTCACCATCAGAATACGCTTGGTTAACAAGAATTGAAGTGGCTAATGTACCTAGTGTAGTACCTACCGTTCCACCTTCCTTTAGAATAGTAGCTTCAGTACCATCACCATATAGCTTAGTGTTGCTTTTAATTCTAAGGGTAGTGTTAATGATGTAAGTGCCAGCAGGAATATACACCTGACCCTTGAGGTCTAGTGCGGCCTGGATAGCTGCGCTGTCATCAGTTACGCCATCACCTGTAGCGCCAAAGTCTTTAACATTATTAGGCGCTCCCGATATCATTCTATTGTGTGCGAGTGTTAATGCCATGTTTATAACTCCGGTCTAGTTGTGGGGAACGAATCCGTAGACGGCCAGTTCCTTAGTAAAATTCTGTAGCTTAAATAATCAGCATGTTGCGGATGGTCGGTCAAAGGTACTATGTAGTCTGTAGATGACAACTCAACATTACGCCATGAACGTGCAATTTCTGCCGCTGTAAGTTGGGGGGCTGTAGGCTCAACGTATAATTCATAGTGTTCGTAATGCTTTGCAACAAATTCAGCATCAGCTTCAATTACGTTAATAACATTCCCATCAGCATTGTCTAGAATATTGTATTTCATTTGTATTATCCTTATGGGATGTATTGAATTACACAGATGGCAGCGCCACCTCGACCACCAAAATATGAACTTTCTGGGCCGCTGCCTTGGCCTGGGCCACCGCCACCGCCTATAGAAGCGTCACCGCCTCTAGTAGAACTGTTGGCCCCTGCGGTTCGTACCATAGCTCCACCAGACAAAGAGCCAGCGGCAGGAGGAGGCGTACCCATTGCATACGCATTACTAGCCCAGTCTTGGGCAGGAAGACCACCAGCTATCTGACCCATCTTGGAAGACCAAAAATCTCCAATAATGTCACACCGCGCACCCCAGCCACCGTACCACTCGCCAGTCATTGTTTGACCTGTACCTGTTAGACCAATAGCGCCACCACCAGAAGCAGGATTTGACCCACCCCCCGTGTAATTTACACTACCACCACTAGCCGTTCCCCCCGAAGAGGCACTAGCAGTTCCACCAGCGCCGCCGTTGGCAGTCATAGTAGACAAGTTAGTACCTGAAAACGTAGAGTTGCCGCCAGCAGAACCATTGGTTACAGCAGCATAACTACCTCGCTCACCAAAAGCCCCTAACGACAAAGTGAATGAACCGCCAGTGGTTACTGCTAAAGTGTTTTTACGGGAGTACCCACCAGCGGCTCCACCTGACCTGTTAGTTTGCCAGTTGCCAGAACAAGCACCACCGCCACCAGCACCAATCAGGTGAATCATTATGTTACCGTCCTGAGGTGGAACCCAAGTCTGGGACTTGCTTAAAAAGATTGTAGGAAATGACGCAGAGCCACCACTACTGCTTATAAAATCACTAAAGTTGCTCACGACATCACCCACCCTTGGACTGCGTCCGTATATATAAATTGTATTGAGAGGTAAGCTGCATCCATAGTAAAGTCAGCATTTAGGCTCATTATCTTTGACCCGTTCCTACCTACTACTGTGTTGACAAAGTTGCCTACCGTTACAATAACTCTTTGTCCTATTGTTGGGCTGGCAGGAAGAGTAATAGTCTGCCCTGCTGCGCTGACATAAACAGCAGTGTTTACTGTAGCCGTTAAAGATGAAGCTGTAACCGTAGTGGTTATGCCTACTGAAATAGGAACTGAAGCTAACTTGGCTGCTGTTATTGCTAGGTCTGCTATCTTTGCTGTAGTTACTGCTAGGTCTGCTATCTTAGCTGTAGTTACTGAGCCGTCTGCTATCTTAGCTGTAGTTACTGAGCCGTCTGCAAGTTTAGGAGTAGTTACTGCTAGGTCTGCAAGTTTAGGCGTAGTTACTGATCCGTCTGCTGGCACATTAACTATTGTTTCTATAAACGCTGCTACCACCATCTCAATAGCAGAGTTAAGAGGAGGAGCCTGACTAAAAGTAACCACTGGGCCTGATACAGAATAAGTAGCTTTAGATTGATACACACCGTCAATGTAGATAAATACGTTATTCTCAATGCCAGCTTCAGGCATAGTAAAGGCTGTAGTAGTACCATTACCTGTAAAGGAATAGACATTTAAGTCTGTAGTGTCAGCAGCATTAACCTCACCCTCTACCAACGCCCTTGTCTCAACAGATGCATTCAGGGGAGGGGCTTCATAAAAGGTTAAGTTGTTACCCGATACTGTGTAAGACGATACCTGCTGCATAATACCGTCAATGGTAATCTGCAATAAGCTAGGGCTAGTAGGTGCGCTAGTCAGTGTAAAGGTAGTAGTTGTGCCGTCACCTGAGAACACATTAACATCAAGTGTCTTTAGCTCTCCCTCTATATAGTCCTTAACAAACACAGCACCCGTAGAATCGAATGTAAGCAGCTTATTAGCGCGAGTAGCAGCAACTGGTAGAACCATATTGATTGTGCTGGGATCGGCGTTAGGCATCCTTACGGAGCGATCTGTGCTGGTTATACCCTGCTGTAGTGCTAACCACAGTGCATCAAAGTCCCCGTTAACGTCTAGGGCCAGGAAGTCACCGCTGTTCTGGTAGTTAGTAGTACGCGCCAAATCCATATCTAAGTAGACAGATATCTTGTCGCTAAGAGTAGCACCTGTAGTTAGGGTTACATTACCGCCGTATGAACCTATGCCACTCAGGGTGTAGTTAGACCCCAGCGATAAAGCTACGCCATTCTGCAATACCTTTATATCGCCTTCAGCTAAAGCCGTAAACGTATACGGGAATACCGTCTGCCCACTTGAGGCAATAAAGTCATCCCTAGTTGTTGCTGCTGTTACTGTCATTTCTGCACCCCAATAATTGTGCTAATTATACTACATTCGAGTTTATAGATCATTCTATAAGGTCTTCTGGCAATACCCCTGCGCGCTCTTTAAATGCGTCAGGATAAGCAACACCTTGAAGAGCCTCTTGACTTTGAAACTTAGAAGCCAAAATGCGAGAATTTAAACTTGGAAATTCTTCTTTCATTCTAGTGCGCGCAATCTTCCTATACTTCATAATTATTTCCTCAATTAATAAAGCCTTGCGCCCATCTCTGCCAGTTGTAGAATTTTTATATAACGGAGATTTAATTAGTATGTTTATTTGTTGTGACAAGCTTCTAGGGAAATCAACTCCAGCAGATAATTGTACATATCTGTCGTATTCTTCTAAAGTTAACTCAACGCTTTCTATACTCCAAATAGGCATTCCAGTATCAACTTTGTTAGCTATCATCTCATCAACAACAGGATCGTGCTTTTTTGTTGACTTGTAAACTGGGGACATAATATCTGGGCCTAACCCACCCTCTAAAACAATTTGCTCACCAAATATGTTTCTTCTTGGAGGCAAATCTTCAGAATAGCCTGGAGTTTTAGCTTTTATTTTACTTGTTAAATCGTTTGTTAACCGAACAGTAGGGTCTACCTTTCTTTCTATAACTCCTACCATAGTAGGAATAAAAGATGTCCCTCTTCCCGATACCCAATTATTAAGAACTCTATTGTCGCTGTCAGGATCGGCGCTCATACTTGCAGCCGCATCAAAAAAGGCTATTAGTCCATTAAAGAATGTTCCATTTATAAGCGTTTGCGAAGTGCTTATAGCAGCGGCAGTTGCTAAATCTATTCTGTCAGCTTCATCTACTTGGCCCATAATTTCAGTAATGTTTGCAGACATTAGCAAAATATCAGATATAGGATCAAGCCGATCAATACTGTAATAAACACCACCAATTAAAACAGAATTAGGTTTCCAACCGCTTAACTCTAAAGTTTGTCTATCTTTATAATTAACAGGGCCATTGCCTGTTATTATTCCTTGATGCGACATCATTGAAGCAACTGCCATCATTGAACTGCCTAATGCTATACGAGCCATAGCTACTTCTTTTCTAGCTCCTCCAGCAGCAAAATCAGCTCTTACGCTTGGCATTAACGCAGCTAATGGAGTTCTTGCAGACGCATACTTTACAACATTTACAGGAGTTCTAATAAAAGGCATAATTAATCTAGCTGTTAAAGCAGCAGCAGCATTATCACTATTTCTTAAATCTTGAAATTTTCTGCCTGTTTCTCCTAATGGGTTTGTAAAAGTCTGGTATCTTTTGGCAGCATCTGCCTCCATCTTTATATGTGACGGAGGATTGTCAATAATTTCAGCAACTCTACTAGTAAAATCTTCTACAGATAAGTTTTCTTTTGCAGCAGTACGATACGCTAAAGCATTTAATTCCATTCTATATGCTATGGCTTTAAAAAATTCATCCGATGCTAATAGTGCGCGGCCAGCCAAACGAACAGTGTTGCCTAAAAAATCAGCAGCTTGCCCTTGCATTCCAGACAATTCTAAATTTTTTGCACTAATTGCTTTTTGGTTTTGCAAATCTTGCTTTTGCATTATGTCGCTTGACTCACCTGTTCTTAAAGCAAGTTTAGCTAGTCTAAATCCTTCTTTTGCCCCCTCAACTACGCCAAGCATTTGAGCAGCAGCTTCTCCTGACTCAACTTCGTTTCCAAAAACACCCGCTATTTTTCTTTCAAGAATAGTGTTTAACACTACACTAGCATTACTAGCAATGTTAATAACGTGAGTAGGCAAACCAGATAACAACATATTTACATACACTTCAGTAATCATATCTACTGTAGTTGCTTTAGAAGCTTTTCGTACAAACTTGCCAAGATTCTTTCTGTTTGCTGTGCCTACATCAGCAAGTCGTTTTGCTAACGCTTGGTTAACGTCCATGCCACCACTAGATTCAATAGTTTCTTTAATCATTTGAATCTGTTCTTTAGAGCTAGTAGCTAAAATTCTAAAAGATTGTAAAGCTCGACCTGCTTCTGCTGTCATCCCAGACACTGTTAATTGAATAGCTTCATGTTGAGACATTGCTCTTCTAAGCAACGCTATGTCAATATCGCCACCATTTTCAGCTTTTTTTGCTAACTGAATAAGGTTGTCACCTGAAGCTACTAAAATGTTTCTTGCTGCTACTGCCTCTTCTGCTGTTGGAGCAGAGCCTGTTCTTCTGTCTAGTAAATCTTGGACAGTCATTCCTAATTCGTCAGCTAACTTAGCAGTTTCTTCATTAGTTATAGTCTGCCGTCTAGCATCGTTAATCTTTTTGGGAATGGCAACTGCAAGAGCGTCAATTAATTCTTTAACTTCGTCTGTAGTTTGCAAGCGGTCAAGGTTAATATTTTGAGCTGCTTCGTCTGGCGCTGTTCCTTTACCCATTTTTGCAGGCTCTGATACAACAGCACTAGCATCTTCTGTCATTTGATCAAACGGAATAAATTCTTGTTCTTCATCTCTTAATGAAGGAACATTTTCAGTTAACTCATCGGGTTTAATAGGGCCAACAAATTCTTCTGGCGTTAGACCTTCAGCAGAAGCTTCTTTTTTTAGATTTTTCCATTGGCGAACAGTTGTAATTGCTCCAACTAGTACTTCAGCGACACCGCCTAAAAACAAACCTTCTAATGCAAGTTTAAACTTACCTTCAGCGACACTATCCTCTGGATCAGACTGCAAATATTGAGTAACAAAATTACTATATTCAGGATATTCTTCTACCCAATCTGAAAGTCTAGCTTCATGCTCATCAAAAACAGTTGCGTCAGCAATTGCTCCAGCAATAAAAGGTGCAGCTTTGCCTGTATTTTGCAAAAGTTTCATAGACGTTACATAGCCAGTTAAAAATTGACTAATGCCTTCTACCATGCCGCTAGTAATAGATTCATTTTCTGGCGTTTGAGATTTTAATACAGCCTTAAAAACATCGGCTTTGCTAATTGTTTTCTTTTTGCCAAATAAAGCATTAACCGTTTCTTGTGTCTCTACAATTGCGCTAGTTATTCCGGTAACAATAGCTCGTGGAGCATCAACAATACCCCTGCCAATGTCTTTTGCTACAGCTACAGGAAAAGAATCTTTCTTAGCTTGTTCAGCTTGATATGCTGCTTTAGCTTTTTTAGCAGCAATTAACTCAGGTGAGTCTATTGATTCTCTATATTCTATGTACGAATCAGTAGTGTTGTTATTTGCAGACTCAGGAGTTCCTGCTGCGGGTTGAGGAGCGCCAATAGGATTTACTTCTGCTATTGCTTGTTGTGGAGTCATAAGACCCAAAGAAACACTTCCAGCAGCAATTAAACCAATAGAATATTTATTAGCAATAGAAATAATGTTGTCATCAAATACTACATAATTATAAGTAGCGCCTTTTGCAGAAAATCTAGTTTGAGCATCTTTGTATTTAATGCCTTTAATTCCTGCATCTGACAACACTTTTGCAATTTCTTGAGGTTCGTATGACTCTTCCATTGCTTTTAATAAATTCATGCCTGTTGGATTGTAACCGCTTTCAGTAAAGGAGTTATAAGTAAGATCAACAAAATCAGACAATTCTTTATCATTTTCTAAAAGAGACATAATATTAGTTTGGTCAGTCTCGTCAAGAACTTCATCAAAATTTAAAAATTCATCTTCTCTAGCTTTAATTTTTACCTCTAATAAACTACCTTTGTCTGCTGAAAATCGAGCCTCATCAATTTTATCAACGTCTTTATTTAATTTTACAAGAGCATTAAGTTTTTTATTTATTTTTGCTGGGGTAATTTGCCCATCAAATGAATCCGATAAAGAATCAATTGAACGCTGAAACAAAGAAGCTTTTGGTTCATTAATAGGCGGGTTAATTAAATCCTCACTCAACTTTTGGTAAAAATCAATTTTTTCGTTAATTTCTACTCTTGCTATAGTTTTTGCGGTTTTAACATCTTTAACGCCTTGAAATCTTGTATATAAAAATGCTTCAGCATTAGTAATTTTCCCACTTGCAAAAAATTTACTTTTATTACTAGAATTAAGAATAGATTTTAAATTATCTTTTGCAGCAGCTATTCCAGTTTTAGAAATTGGTATATATGACTCAACATCTAAAGGCATACGAGAAGTAAAAAGATTAGACCTAGTAGGTGTTGTAGTTGCTGCTTCATTATCTATTTTTGCAGTAGTTAATTTTGTTTGATATGACTCTGCTGTTCCTTTTCGTTGAGCAAAATATAAACCATGCCCGTAGGCTTGAGCGCCTTCTCCAGTGCCAATTTTTTCTGAATCAAATTTTCCTAAAGGATGATCTTTTACAAACTCATAATCGCCAGGTTTAAGGTCAGGATGTTTAGTCCAATCTGGAAACTGGTTTTTATCAACAAGAACGCGGCCACCATGCGCTAGACTTACTAGCTCAGTAACAGGCGGCAAATCATTTGGAGTGCCATGCCATGCTGTTATTTCGTCTTCAGGAATATTTAAATCATCTTGAATGTCACGAGCGCGCAAATCTGTTAATACATCATCAGGAATAGAAACGTCCATGCCTAGTGAATCATTAACAACAGGGTCAACAACATCAGCATCTAACTGATCTAGCACTGGCTTAGTAGGCACAGCATCATTAGATGTTTGAAGAAGTGCTTTAGGTATTCTAGCCACGTTATTGTCCTTTTATAATTTTGTCGTAATCAGTTATAAACCTATTGTAAGCATTTACTTTTATTTCCCAAGCTTTGTTTTCTTTAACAGCATCGATATATTGCTCGTCAGTCATCTTGTCTTCATCATATGCTTTTTGTAAATCGCTATTAGGCCCATTTGATTCTTGAGCAGACTTGTTAAAATATGGGGGCGCTCCAATACCACTACTAATTGCTTTGCCGGGATCAATTGTTTCAATTAATTCATAAGCTACTCTAGCTGGGTCTTCGCCAGCAAGAACTCTTTCCGTAAATACAATATTTAATTTAGATGCCAATACTCGTTCTTTTTTATCTACAATTGCAAAAGCACTAGTATCCATTACATTTTCACGCAAATGCGCTGCAAATTTTATAGCTTGTTCAGTTTGCAGCAACTTTCCAGAAGACTTATCATTTCTTAAAATAGCATTATATTTATTTGCTGTTTGTTGAGAAATTGAATTCCCTAAAGAAGACGCAATTAGTTCTTCGGCTTGTTCTGGATTAGTATAGATTAAACGCTCTATTTCTCCCAGCACTACATAATCATCTATGCCTTTGCCTCTGTTTTGATATTGAGTAACCAACGTGTTTCTTTGAGTGAAGCTAATGTCAGCATTATCAATATCTTGTCTATTAGCAGTTCCATTAGAAATGCCTACAGATATATCTTTTGCATTAGCTTCTTGACGCAAAACTCTACCTTCAGCAGCTTCATTTTCTTTTATATTCTCGTTAGTAATATGCTGTTTAATTTCTGTTTCTATAGCAGCTTCATACGCATCTCTTTGATCAGGCGTAAATTCTTTTGGCATTGCTTTTATTTGTTTTTCTAAATATTGCCATGCTGCAACGTCACTACTATTTTCTAATATACCTATAACTTCTGCTCTTGCTTGAGCAGTTTTATAATCTGCTTGTAAAATAGATATGTCGTGGTTAGCTTGATTTTGACTATAATCTATACCTACGCCAGCTTGAATCCCTAGTACAGTAGCTGTGTAACTATCAGCAGCAGCTACCAGATCACCTTGAGCAACAAATTTTAAAGTATTGTCTTGCCCTGTTTTAATATACAACGCCCTGTCAGATTGATCTTGTGCAATTGTACGTTTAGTATTTTCAGTGGCTACTTGCTTTCTATAAGATTGCAAATAACTTTTAGAAGCATTTTGAATTTCTACAGGTAAGTTTTCAAATCCTTTAGTTGCTTGCAAATATCCTTTTATTTTAGCGTCAAATAATTCTAAATCACCTTGTGATTCAAGAGCAATTCTAGGGATGTTTGCTGTATAGTCATTTTCTAACCGAGCCATAATGCCTGTAGTTAAAGATTGATTAAATTGCGCGTTTCCCCATGCAAATGAACTGCGCTTTTTAACTTCACCAATAACTGTTTGTCCGGTTTCAGGGTCAATTGTAATAGCTTCTTCTACAGCCGCAGCAGCTTGTTCAGGTGCGTCTGCTGCTGCTTTAGCTTTGCCTATGCCCACAGCAAGCTGGCCTACATCTGAAGATAAGCCTGCTAATGCTTTGAATCTATCGCCAACAGTGCTGTCTATGCTAGTAGGGGTAAACTTACCGTAAAAGCCAATTGGTTTTTGTGCCATCTTTATTACCCTTTATTTTTTTCGATCTTGAGCAGCATTGTATGCTTGACCAGTTTGCACAGCACCAGAAAGCAATGTACTAGCAGCTTGAAGATTACCTGCACTTCTTGCTGTTGCCCCCTGCCGTTTAAACTGAGCTTGCTTTAAACGAGAGCTTAGACCAGCCATGCCTTCACTAAGACTAGATTGTTCAGCAGATGATAAAGCAATACTAGAAGGCGTACCTTCCATGCCTATATTACCAGCAGCTAAAGCAGCATTGTTAGCAGCTAAGACTTTGTTTAGTTCTTGCCTACGCTGAAGCTCAAGAGATTCTGCAGCAATCTTTTCTTCTTCTGCGGCTCGATTCATTTCTATTTGCTGTGCTTTACCAGCGTTTCGTTGTCCCACTGCTGTCACGGTAGTTCCAACAGCAATAGCCGCTACGATTGCCCACATTAGACTTTCTCCGGTTCTAAAATTTGTTTACCAATTTCTTCTGGGTCTGTAAGGTCTGTAGGATGAAACCCTACCCAGACACAATCAGTTTCTGCATAAATAATGCGCTTAGTACCCGGTATTGTTTCACCAATAAAAGGCGCTTCAATTTCTTGTTCACCAAACTGACTTGATACTTTGCACTTACCTTTCATCACCATGTACATGTGGCGAGTCTTATGCAAAGCCCCTACAAGGCAAACGCCAGCGGGAATAAACAATTCTCTAGCATACAGGCCATCAGAAAAATGATGTTCTACAGCTAATTCTATAGTGTCGCTAGATTGAAGCATAGACTGAAACTTATAGATGTTGTCTTGAACTGCTAGATTCACGATGATTCTACCTCGTATTCAATAGCCTGAATATGGAATGGCGCGGCATCAGGTACAGTAATTACAGGAACTACGTCTACACCCCAACCGTTACCACCATTGTTATCCTGAATAATACCAGTTTTAATATCAAAGGGGGTGCCTACAGGGCTATTAGCAGACTCTCCAAATGCTCTCACTGGGACAGGGTTGCCATCAATATACACGTTAGCACTTTCATAGACTCTAATGTTCATACGAGTAATCTTCTTTTCGCGCATAGCGTTCTGGCTACTAGCTTGAGAACTGGTGTTTAACGGCATTGGAACAATCTTAGGTACAAAGTTATACCCTACCTCCAGGTCTAATGCACCCCCAGAAAGCTCTTCATTAGTTAATGTAATTGTGCCGTTGTTAAGGTCTACTTGTCTCTTAGGTAATGTGTTGCCGTTAGCTAGAACACTAACAACCTTATTGTTTAGGTGATCTGTACCCAAATTAACTACATTAGTAGTGACGTTAGACAGCTTAACAGACGAATCCATTAGGTGATCAAAACTCCACCGTTCAATAAAGTACCAAGGGGTTAATCCACCGCGACTGTTAACAATATACATCTCGTTGTTAACTGACGTTACAGAAGCCAGTTTAAGCTTGTCTGAGATGCCTGTGTCGCCATTAATCCATTTAGTGAACCCATTGATGTCCTGAGACCTAACGGTGTTTAGAACGGCTCCTGTGCCGTCCTGATTGATGATAAATACCCAGTTAGCATCTTCTGAAGTAGTACCTGACAATATAGAAATGTCTTGTGGGTTATCAATAAGCTGAGATGACAACACTGATATGTCATTAGACGTATAAGCATCCTCGTTAAAGTTAAACAGATACTGTCTAAGCGTTCTACCGTTTTGGTCTACAAACAAAGTAGCACCATCTACTGACTGAGCTTCTAGGTCTGCTGCACCATGCTGAGTCTGAGCAACAATAGACACTGTAGATGGAGTGTTGTTTTTAACAAGAAATTCAGCGCCAGTAGTGAATATCTGTAGCCCGCGATCAGAGTTAATATCTACAATGTCAGTTAAACTTCTAGCAGTAATAGTAAGGAACATACCTTCATCGTCAGAACCTTCTTCAAAGAAGTAATCAAAAAATGATCCAGACTTAGAGGCAAATAAACTTTGCGGTTTAGACCTAGTACCACCTAACCATAGGCGACCTTCATGGAATGCGCCCATTTTAGGGTAGCCACGGGTAGCACTCCAAACATCTTCTTTGCGTGGGGAGCCATTTTGAGTTTTAGCAAACGTAATTTTCTGGTTTGCATGGCTAATACCACTAGTAGGAAATCCAGTAAACACTTCAAAGTTTTTAGTAGACTCGCCGCTAATAGTAATTGTGTATTGCAAAGGGCCAGTTCTAGCTACATCAACACCTGACTCACCAAACACAGGCATTTCTTGTAAATTCTTTTGTAAATTAAAAGTTGTAGATGATTCTTGATTACCGCCAGTGTCACCAGCAAAGGTAATGCTTTTACTTAACACGCCTTCTACATCAATTTGATATGTATCTCCTGCAACAAATTGCGATCCAAACGTCAAAATTTGCACATCATTAGTAGGTGTAGGGCTGCTGGCATCATCATAATCGTACTGAGGCACGTTTAAGAATGGAATGTTATCCACAACAAAAGAATTAGCGTTATTAGCGCCGTCATTAATAATTCGCTTAGATGGATGTTCCTCATGGAACAACAACATGACGTTTTCTGTTTGAGCGTCACGCACTCCAGTTACTTGAGCAGCAGTGTATGGAAGCCTAATGTCACCTACAAACGTAGTGCCTGCTTGGCCCTCGTAAGGAATCCGATAGAAAGCACCATTACCCTGACTAATAACAACTAAGTAACGTCTATCGTCCTCAATGCTAAAATCAAATGTCTTAACAGGAGATGCGCTGCCAGTTTCTAGATAAGTATTAAAATCAGAGATAGACAGCTTTTGAGTGCCTAGATCGCCAGTATCACCTGTTCTTACTAACCTAACGTAAGGGCTAGAATAAACTACGTTGTTTCTAATCCGAATGTTTTGCGGGTAGCTAGTTACTGCAATAGTATGCAATGTTACCCAAGTAGAATTGTTGTTTGATATTTGTATTTTAAACTGTGCTGTGTCTGTATTAACAACAGATAATTTAATGCCCCTTACATCTACAAATCTAACGCCAGTAGTCTGGGTGCTTAAATCATAATGAGCAACTACATACTCTGTAGCGCCTACACCAGTAGTGCCAATGTTGGCAGTAGTAACGCTATTAGTTGCATCGTCAAGGTCATTAACATTACCCACCGTACCGCCATTAGGAACTGTCAGTGTGTACCCTGATGTGTAATGCGTAGTGTTTCTAATAGCATCGCCAATATGCTCAGTGCCAGGCCGTCTTTTCATGCCACCTTGGGGAACAATAACTACGTTTTCAGCAGTAGCTACACCAGCATAGTATTGCTCTAGGTCTGTACGGCCTTTTAATAACGGAGACAATTCCCCACTAGCAAAACTGCTCTGGAGAAAACTTGATCTAGGCATTAGCGCCTCACATTAATAAAGGGTTGGCTTCTAAGCGGCTCGGTAGGATATTGTTGAGAATCTGTATAACGTGCCATTCGTGAGGCATTCGTGTACTTACCCGCATTAACTTCGGCTGATGCTGCACTGTCTCTAATAGAAGGTGCAAAATCCATAGCCAAAGCGTATTCAATCATTTTAGCAAAGTAGACAGGCCACTCGCTTTCAGACACGTTAGCAATGTAGTCACAATACAAAGGGCCAGACGTATTTGCATACACCTTATTGCCATATATTCTGTATTGGATTGCTGGGTCTATCTTAATAAGAAAAAGCATATCAGTAGGTAATTGAAAAACATTCTGATATTCGTTGCCAATTGGAGTTTCTGTAGTTAATGCTAACTGCGCTTTACGCCTAGCAAATCCCCACCGATGCTTGGTGAGTTCCATTTGGACAATGTTGTCGTACAGGTTGTTAGCAACAGTTTC